GTTTGGGCAATTCTCTCAAGTAGAGCCCCTTACATCAAGTGTTAAAAGATTGCTTGACGGTATTATCTATCTTTCAATTTTATGTTTCGATTGATATTAGTAAACTATTTTGCAATGGGTCTAGTTCATGACCCTTATAAATAAATTGAACAGTCCAGGCTTATCTCTATGCCTGGAATATCAAATAAATTGAGAACCCTTCTATATGTATTATATGTATTATTCAAAGACTTAAAAAATGTTTGTTTTATGCGTTTAATGTCAAATCTGTGGACAAAAAGAAAATAAAAATTTTATATATTTGTATACAAAAATCCACACCCCTTATCACGGATTTTGATGATCAATTTCGTCTCCAATTGGAGATATTACTAACTAGATTACGATAATCTAGCTCTTGTATAAAAATGTAGGTACTAACTAAGGTATTAAACTACTGGCTTCTGAACCTGATGACATTGTGTCACTGTTTAAGTAAGAAGAGCTGTTAAAACCCTTTCCCTACATTCACGAATTTATGATCCCCCTTTCGGGTATGAAATCATTATTTTAAGATAACATTCGAGTCCGGTAAATAAATATAGTCCCGACTCCTCTGGTGTATGGCATACACCTGCAGTATATGCATTAAATAACACCCAAAGCTTCAGTTACAACCTATTCATTTTCCGTTTTAAAATGAATTTCCAAACCGTTATTGATCAAGTTGTTTCTCAAGATGTGTATGAGCTCACAAATGAGCAAACCAATGTGCAATCCGGCCCTACCGGTATGTTTTCACATTTGGTGGATGCAGCAATTACGAAAATTGCTGCTTTCCGTGGAATCAAGGATGAAGAAACCCAAAAAATCATTGATATTATTTTCAATGTGATTGAGGCGATCCCCTTGGCTCTACAAGATCTGGCCAGTGCAACTAGTACTGTGCAGATAGTTGGAGCGCTTATGCGCGCATTCAAAATGTTCTCCAGAAGGAACATTGTAGATGCATTATCAGGATCCAGTATGTGGATCTACGATGCTTTGAAAAGCATCACAAATGAAATTACATCTGAGGAAGTTGATACCACCCAAGTTCAGGGTGGTTTTGAATTTTCTTGGGTAGTCTCCAGCGCTAAGACTGTGCTGGGACAATACAAAGGAGTTAAGAATTGTGCTCTTGTGGCAAAGATGCAAAAATTATTGCATTACTTCTTATCCTTTGGCTTGTTTGAATCTTTTGGCTTGAATTTTGAGAAATTGAATTACTCAACTTTCGAAGCCAAGAAGATTAGGCAAGAACATTCTTCAATTGAGGGCTTCATGTTTTCACTGCTTGAATCCATTGTATGGGTTTTAGAGCGTGGTATGCAGGCTGTTAAATTAGGCTCTTTTATGCCTTTCCTGCACACCAGTGAAAATTATGCTCGTTGGGCTGATGAAGCCATGCGAGTGTGTGAAGATCACTTGAAGTTGATGGGAGCATCTTCGCTGATGTGTCCCATTGCTGATCAACACTCTCCTGCCGAGAAGTTGGCTTGTGTTGAGTGTCAGAAATTTGACGGTCTAGATGAGCATAGATTTGCTGCTCGATTGTCAAAGGTTCTCAGCGATGGTGCTGCTATTGAGCAGTATGCAACTGGAGCTCGAGAAAAAGAACCTGTGAAGAAAATGATGCGAGAATTACGCCTTGTCGAGGCACGTTTCTTGTCGAAAGAGCGAGCTCAGCGAGATCGCTTACCTCCCTTCACTTTGTTGGTGCATGGTCCCACGTGTGTGGCCAAAACAATGTTCATGAACATTTGTTTCCAACAATATGCTAAAGTTCACAATAAGCCTATGGGCGAACAATATATGTGGACTCGCAATTCTTTGGACAAATTTTATTCTGGATACAATGCTACCAAGTGGTGCATTCGTCTGGATGATATTGCACAGTATAAAGCTACTGGTGGATCTGTGGATCCAACTTTGGCTGATGTTATTATGCTTTGCAATGGAGTCACTCTTATTGCCCCAATGGCTGCTGTTGAGGACAAGGGCGTCATTCCCGTACGCCCTGAGCTTGTTTTGGCATCTACGAATGTTTCTGATTTGAATGCTTCGAGTTATTTTGCCTGTCCTGCTGCAGTACGCCGTCGATTTCCATTTGTGGTTTCACTGTCTCTGAAGAATGAATATCGCTTGGAAGGTACATCCATGCTGGACACATCCAAAGCATTGGTTGAAGAAGGCGAGTATCAGAATATTTGGAATATTGATCTCCTTGAATTGAAAGTCAAGGTTCATGATGAAGAGAATAAATCAATCAACAGTGAACCTGTGAACAAGGAAATAAAGAATTTCAAACCCTTGGAACGAATGAATATTGAATTCTCTCGCAAGTTGCGTTTTACAGAGATCAATGACTTTGTTCAATACTTCTCTAATATTTCAGTTGAATTCAAGAAGAATCAACTGAAGGCTGCACTTGCAGCCACACAAATGGCTCATATACCAATTTGCAAGAAGTGTTATTTGCCTATCAAATCGTGTGTATGTGAAGAAGTTCAAGCTGGTCGTGTTGATATGTCTGCTGTCAAGGACAAGATGTATCGCGATTTTGTTGCTATGGCGAATCTTAATGGTGTGAGTGAGCCTAGGCGATGTACTTTGCAGGTATCTGATGAACAATATCAAGAACTCTTTGCAGGATGTTCAACTGAGCAGGAGTTTATGGATGCTATGGTCAAAATTCGCAATCAATTGAATGCAAATGATGCCAACTCATTCTTGATACCCTTTGATTCTGAGCGTGAAATCGAGCCCCTTTTCTTTGATGCGAATGACAATGAAGTCGCAGCGGGTAGCTCTTTTGAAATATCTGACTCTGAACTTGAGAGTCTGCTTGAAGATAAACGTTCTATGATCACTAAGACCCTTGATTGGGTTGATGATACATGGATGGGTATTCACGCTCTTGCAAAATGCATGGCATGTGGAGTAGCTGTCTCAGCTTGGGGTGCTGCAGATTCTATTTTAAAAAAAGCATCTGATTTGATGATTCTCTATCAGTTCAAAAAATTCAAACGTATTCTTGGAGATCTAGGGTCTCAGATATATGAATTGTTTGCTGATATGAAGATTGTTGGCTTCTGTGCATTGTTGATGTCTGTTTGGGGGATTTGGAAAACTACGAGTTTAATTACTCAGCAGTTTTTGCCTAGTCCTGCGGTGCAGACGTGTGGTACAGTCCCT